AAGACGGTAAGAACATCGTAGATCATTTCAAAGAAATCGGCGGTAACATCATCGGCGGTTTCAAGGATAAGATCAGCACCGCTTACACCAACGTCAAGACTTCTATCACTACATGGGCTTCCAACGTCAAGAGCTGGTTCAGCGGTACGGCTTCTTCCAGTGCTTTTGCTGGCTATGCGAATGACATTATCAACGGCTTTAAGAACAAGATCGGTGAAGCGTACACCAATGCGAAGTCTAATATGCAGACCTTCGCTTCCAACGTGAAGTCGTGGTTCACAGGCACGGTTTCCTACAGCTCTTTCTACTCGATTGCGTCTGACGTAATCAGTGGTTTCAAGAACGGTATCGGCAATCTGTACTCCACCTGTAAGAACACGATCAAGAGTTGGGGTTCTGACATTATCGACTGGTTCAAGGGAGTTCTCGGTATCAATTCTCCTTCTAAGGTCTTCTACGAAATGGCTGGTTTCTCCGTTGAAGGTTTCAACAACGGTTTCAGCTTCCTCGGAAAGTCTACGAAGGGTGTGGTAAGTAGCTGGGCTGACTCCTTTACTGCCGTAACACCTACAATGAGCTTCGCAGTAGATACCTCTGCACTCAAGTATTATGACTCCGGCTCTTTCGCTAAGTCCGTGTCCGCAAATGTGACAAGCAACACCTCTGTTACTGCGACTGGCTTCATGGAGGGCATGGAGGAGTTCTACAGAGAGTATGTAGAACCTACGATGGCTCAGATGGCGGCTGATATGCGCCGACAGGCTGATAAGAACGAGCAGACCATCGTTCAGATCGGCAACCGAACTGTCTCTGACGCTGTAACCACTCAGCAGAAAGCAAACGGTTTCGTATTCGCTAAGTAAGGAGGGACGGTAATGTCTTATATCAAGGTCAACGGATATGAATTGCCCCCTCCAAAGCGAGGGGTACACCCCATTGTCACTACAGTTGTTGACGCTGGCAGAAATGCAAACGGAGCGGTAGTTGGTCAGCGTGTGGGTCGAGACCAGTACAAGATTGACGGTCTTGAGTGGTCTTGGCTCACTGCAGATCAATGGAGTCGCATTCTAAGTGCGCTCAGTCCGTTCTTTGTGTACGTCAGCTTCATCGACCCGGTGAAGAACAAAGAGGTCACAATCAAGATGTACTGTGGCGATAGAACAGGCGAACCCTATTGGGTGGACGAGAACGGACACCCGACACACTACAGAAATTGTAAGGTGAATCTTATCGACACAGGCGAGTAAAGGAGCGATTTTATGCAGAAGGTATCGAAAGCATATAAAGAAAGCATGAAATCTTCCCTCCGGGAGAGAGCATATATCATGCTCTCTTTCGGACTCGTAAACCAAGAAGCACAGGCAAAAGCAAGAATCGCTCCGGGCGATTTCGCTTACTTCTCCAATGCGGCGAACCTGTTCTCGGAAAAATCCGTTGAAATGGTCTACGCAACGCTTGAGGAAGATTTCACTAAGGTAGACGGTTCGATGTTGTTCCTCCCTCGAAGGAATAGCTCGGACACTTACTACGACACTGGCTTGGTCGGCGGCACACTGCTTTCCGAAGCACTGTATGAGCTTACGATCAACCTTAACACTGGTGCTACTGATTTCAAGGGTATCACAATCAATTTTGGTGAGAACTACCCTGTCGATTTCGACATGGTGAGCAGTAGCGGACAGACAATAGAAATTCGAGATAACACACTGGCTGAGTTTACTTCCGAGGAGGTTCTTGAGAACACGACCTACGTCAAGCTGGTCTTCTACAGAATGAAGAACCCTCAGAGCAGACTTCGTATCTACTCTATCCGCTTTGGTTACGGTCTCGTGTACTACAACGATTCTGTCATGAGTTCGTCTCTCGATAGTTACATTTCGCCCATCGGTGCGGACGTACCTCAGATTGACTTCTCTGTACAGCTCAAGAACTACGACCACTACTTCAACGTGGATAACCCGAAATCCGCTATTAACTTCCTTGAGACAGGACAGGAAATGGAAATCTTCTATGGCTACCAGCTCCCGGACTCTGAGGAGATCGAGTGGGTTCGAGGAAACCACCTGTTGTGTTCTGAGTGGGAGTCGGACGATTACACGGCTACAATCCGTTGCCAAGACATTTTCCGTAATATGGACTCGGAATACTACAAAGGTACATACACCAGTGCCGGAAGAAGTTATTTCGATTTGGCAAAGGAAATTCTTACTGACGCTGGTCTCAGTGATTACTATATTGACCCTCGTCTCAAGAATCTGTACACGAAGAACCCTCTACCGAGAGTCCAGCACAAAGAAGCATTGCAGATTATCGCAAATGCCTGTCGATGTGTTCTCTCTCAGACGAGATTTGGTTCTGTTCAGATTAAGTCTTCCTTCAACCCGGAAGCGGCGGCTTCCTCCAATGGTGAGACCGCTTATTCACAGGTAGGGAACATTCTGAACGACAGCGTGAAGGACGAGTACGCTTCCCTCGCTGGGAATTACACGGTGACAAACGGTGGAATGTACTTCCTTCCTCGCAACGTCAGCGACAACGTCCTCAACACTGGTTATGTGTCGAGTGCGATTTCCGATGAAAACGGCGAGTTTGGTACGAACCCGGTTGTTACCATCGTACAGGAAGCGGCTTGTATGTACTACGGTGTGAAGTTTGTCTTCGGACACGCTCTCCCGGCGGCAATTACAATCCGCACCTACAACAACGGCTCACTCGTAGAGGAATACGAGGTTGAGGACGAGATCACGAAGACGTTGGTTATCCTCCATGACTTTGATGATTTCGACACGATGAAGATTGAGTTCACGAAGACCGCTGAACCTCATAACCGCATTGTGCTGAATCATTTCAGTTTCGGTGACGTAACGGACTTCACTATGACTCGTACCGACATGACCTCCTCGCCGAAAGCAATCAAACAGGAGCTTATCAAGGAAGTCATTGTTCCTTGCTACAGCTATCAGAATGGTACGCTGGAAGAAAGCCTTGTGAGTGAGGAAATCGAGGTTGTGAACGGACAGGTGGAAACCTTCTTTATCGGTGAACCTTCCTATAATTTCAGAGCTACGCTCGATGAAGGAAGCTCCGGGGTATCCATTGTGGCAAGCGGCAATTACTATGTAACGCTGAAATTCTCTGAGACTGGTACGTTCCGTTTGGAGGTCTTCGGCTATCGCTACAAAATCGTTGAGCGGTACGCAATCAAGACCCTTCACAGTCGAGGTAAGACAATCAAGTGGGAGAATCCTCTGATCTCCGATATGACGATGGCTACCGACCTCGCTGAATGGCTGGGCGAGTATTACACCGCTGGTATCGAGTACGAGTACAACACGAGGGGCAACCCGGAGATTGACGCAAACGACATTGTGTACCAAGAGAATGAGTTCCACAAGGATATGAAGGTTACGATCTACCGTCAGACCTTGAATTTCAATCAGAGCTTTTCGGGCAAGGTTACAGCTCGAAGAATAGGAGGTTAAGTATGGCATGGGTAACACCTAAAACCGATTGGAACGGTGAAACTGCCGCAGACGGTACTTATATCGGGGACAGGTTCAATGCTGTTGACTTCAACCGCATTAAGAACAACCTCGATTACCTCCGGGAGCTGGCAATCAAGCTATATGACGAATTTGCTATCAATGCTCTCGGCTCTGACCGTACTCCGGCAGACTACTTCTACGCTGATGAAATCAATCGGCTGGAAGAAAATCTGACTACCATAAACAACAACACTCTGAGAAGGTCTTATGGCACTGCGCCAACTTATGTAGATAACGGAAGGACGATGGACTTTGCGGAGCTGAACAGGCTGGAAAGTGCTATGCTCGACCTTTATGACAGACTCAGCAATGAGTCGGAAGGGAGGAGAATGTTCACATGGAATTTCGGAATGAAGGGAGGTGGCTTGTAAATGGCATGGGAACTCTTACCTGTTAATTATACGGACGCTGTTTGGAGCGGACTGAAACGCTATTCGATGGTAAACAACGAAGACGGTACAGTCTCCTTCCAAGACGTGACGGTCTATAGCCACAAGGAAAACTCTTTCTTTGGTGCGAGGGACGCAAACCGTATGAATGAAGCATTGAACACCATCATGTCAATGCTGGAAAACGGTACAGACTTGTACACCGCATTTCAAGACTACTTCGCTACACAGAAGACCTTGTTCGAGGACACCGCTACGGCTACTCAGACTGGTTTCGAGGATTATGTTGCTGACTTGAAAGTCGAGGGCGATCAGCTCATTGAGACTATCAAGACGGACTACCGGGACGAAATCACGGAGTTTGAAGCGGCACAGGAACAGGTATTCAACACATGGTTTGAGCTTATCAAGGGGCAGTTGTCGGAAGACGTTGCCGGAAATCTGCAAAATCAGATTACTTACAACGGCGAAAGAATTACTCTGCTTGAGTATATGGCTCAGAACAATGACTATGTTGCTCCGATCACTACGGACGATAGCGACAACACCGCAATCCTCGTTGATGATTTGGGTAACGCAATCTTAGCAAACTGGAAATACAAGGAGGTATAACAAATGTCTACTCTACCCGTTGAAAACGCAAAGAAGTTTACGGACTTGTCCGTATTGACGGAAGCTCCCGATAATGCGGTACTGCTCATTCACGATGGCAACGGAGTCAAGCAGATTTCCGCCGCCAATCTGAAAAAAGACGTGAAGGGTCTTATCGACACCGCACAGGCAATGATTAACGCAATCGCTACTACTGGTGCTGGCGCACACAACGCTATCTACCGTGGTAAGTCTCTCGGTTCTGTCGTAACCGAAGCTCAGTGGGCGGCAATCGAGGCTGGCACGTTCGATGATATGTATATCGGTGACTACTGGACTATCGGTGGTGTCGTTTACCGCATTGCGGCATTCGATTACTACTACAAGACTGGTGACACTTCCTGTGAGACTCACCACATCACTCTTGTGCCGGACGGTAATATGTACACTCACGTCATGAACGATACGAACATCACCACTGGTGCGTATGTCGGTTCTAAGATGTACACCGAAGGTCTGACACAGGCGAAGACTACGATCAACAGTGCGTTTGGAGAAGCGCACGTTTTGAACCATCGTCAGTATTTGAAGAATGCTACGACTGATGGTTACGAGTCCGGCGGTAGCTGGTATGACTCCACTGTGGAACTCATGACCGAGCAGAATGTGTACGGCGGTAAGATTTTCGGTAACAGTTTGAACGGCACTGCGCTTGCGGCGAACTATACCGTAGATAAGAGTCAGTACCCTCTGTTCGCTTTCCGCCCCGACATGATTTCCAACAGAGCGTGGTCCTGGCTGAGAGACGTAGTTTCCGCTTCCGATTTCGCCGGTGTCGCCAACAACGGTACGGCGAACTACAACGACGCTTCCAACGCTAACGGTGTCCGCCCCGCTTTCTCCATTAAATCTTAAATCTGCGCCCCCTTGTGGGGCGCATGAACGGAGGTAATGACTTATGTCTGTATTGAAACGAAATCGGAAAGCGTCTCAGTTCGAGGTTTTCCACCATCTAAATAAACTGAGACGAGATATTACCGATTTGCTCCTCCGTGACTTCGGTTACAGCTTCGAGAAAGCCGAGAAACGGCTTGAGAGAAGATTCAGCGGACGCAGTTACGAGGAACTTACCGAAATGGAAAAAGGAGTCTACGACAGGCTCAAGAAAAGGTGGGAAGCGTTTGACGAGTGGTTCATCGAAGACCAGCGGAAGATCATCGTGGACTGTCTGAGGGACATTACCAAAGAGGTGTATATTGCGAACAGCATTTACCCTACTTGCCGAGAAGAACTCATTCAGCGCAGACTCCACCAAGACGAAGCGTTAGGTCAGTGCTACAGGCTCACCCAAGAGCTACAGTATGCGATTGAAACCCTCCCTGTGAATGTGAACACCTACACTCAGTTCGGTGACGCAATACAGACAGAAATCAACCTCATAAAAGGTTGGAGAAAGTCTGACAACAAATTTCATAGGGCAATCTCTGATTCCGCTTCCAATTTCGCCAATGTCAACAACAACGGTAATGCGAACTACAACAACGCTTCCAACGCTAACGGTGTCCGCCTCGATTTCGATTCCGCAGTTAAATAGCCTTTTGAGCGTTCTGCGGACAGAGAAAGGAGAGATTGTCCTTCCTTATGGTAAATGCTAAACACGACACCACCTCTTACGAGAGCTGTGGTTATAAGCGTGAAATATTTGATGGTAATGCACTGTATGACGCTTTTGTGAGGGCAAAACAAGGAAGTGACTGGAAACCACAGGTACAGCAATTTGAAATGACCTATCTACTGAGTCTTTCCAAAATGCAAAAGGAGCTTGAAAGTAAAACTTACAAATTCCTTCCCTCACAGGAGTTCGTACTGAACGAAAGAGGTAAAACGAGGTATATCAGCGGTGAGCAGATACCCGACAGAGTTGTAAAACACAGTCTTTGTGATGAAGTCTTGTCTCCCGAAATTCGCAAGTATCTGATCTACGATAACGGAGCGAGTATCAAGGGCAAAGGGATTGACTTCACGAGACGTAGGCTACTGGTTCACCTTCGGAAGTATTATGCACAGCACAAGTCCAACGATGGTTATATCCTATTGATTGACTTCTCGAAATACTACGACAATATCCGGCATGACAAGCTCATGGAGTTGTTTGAGAAGTACATTCACGATGAAACCGCATTGTGGCTTCTGCGTGTGATCGTAGACCGCTCGAAGGTAGATGTTTCGTACATGAGTGACGAGGAGTACGAGAACTGCATGGACGCACTCTTTAACTCCCTTGAGCATTCGCAGTTGGATAGAAGTCTCCTCACAGGAGAAAAGTTCATGGCGAAGCACTTGAACATCGGAGACCAAGTGGCACAGGTAGCTGGGATAGCCTATCCGATACCCATTGACAATTATATAAAGATTGTCCGGGGTGTGAAATTCTACGGTAGGTATATGGACGATAGTTATGTGATTCACGAAAGCAAGGAGTATTTGGAAGAACTTCTGCAAGATATTATCCGCATTGCGGCAAATATCGGTATCACAGTCAATACCCGAAAGACCCGGATATGCAAACTGTCTGAGTATTGGAGATTCCTACAGACCCAATACTCCCTCACCGACACTGGACGAGTCATTCAGAAAATCAATCCGAAGCGTATCACCTGTATGCGCCGGAAAATGAAGAAGCTCGCCTATATCCTTCCTCCGAAGGAATTTGAGGACTGGTATCAGTCGTGGTTTCAAAACCACTACAAGATCATGAGCAAACAGCAAAGGCTCAATATGAACACGTTATTCAATGAATTGAAGGAGGTAAACGCAAATGTACACAATCACACTGGCTGACGGTACTAAGCTGAAAAATCTCGAACTGAACGGCAATAACTACATTGCCGAAGGGGTCATTGAGGACTCTGTATTCGAGGGCAACCTTGATACCGTCAAGATCACCGATGGTGAGACCACTGAAACCTTCACCGACATGAGACTCATGAGCAATATCGTCCGTGATAATCGCTCTTGGTTCGTGCTTGGTGAGAAATCCGCACAGCAGAAGAAAGAAGAAGCTATGGAAAAGCAGATGGCAGAAATGCAGAAAGCTATGTCCGTACTTCTGACAGGGGAGGAATAAGAAATGAGCAATCTGACACAACTCGCTTTGGAAATGAGAACTGCTTTGCAGTATTTCGTAGGGACGCTGGACGCTGAGACCCAGCTTGAAATGATGTTGGAGATTCCCTCCGTCTATCCGGCTTATGCCGTAGGCAAGGCTTACAAGACGAAGGACGTGTTCTCCTATGGCACGAATGCCGTTGGAGACCCCCAGCTCTATCAAGTTCTGCAAGATCACACCAGTGCCGCAGAATGGACTCCCGACACTGCCGTAAGTCTGTACAAGGCTATCGGTGTGACGGAAGATGGCTACCCGGAATGGGTTCAGCCTTTGGGTGCTACGGACGCTTACAATAAGGGCGATATTGTCAGCTACAACGGTACGCTGTATATCTCCACTATTGACGCAAACACATGGAGTCCCGAAGCATATCCGGCTGGCTGGGAAGTCTACACACCCTAAGTAATCAACCTAATTTCGAGAGGTGAGGGGGAGCAATCCTCTCCCTCTCACCCTACGAAAAGGAGAACCGCCTATGGAAGATTTCATCACACGACACGAGCATGAAGAATATGTGAAACGCATGGAGCAAGAACACAAAGGCATGAATGCTCGTATCAAGGACTTGGAAGCGGAGGTCAAGGAAATCACCGACCTCACGATTTCCATTAACAATCTCGCCTTGAGCGTAGACGCTATGGCGAAGGAACAGAAGAAACAGGGGGAACAGCTTGAGTCCCTAAAAGCTCGTGACGGAGAACGATGGAGAACTGTCACCGCCTATGTAATCACGGCTGTGATCGGTATTCTGATCGGCTTCGTCTTCAAGCAACTCGGTTTTTAACAAAGGGGGAATGATCCGATGAAGTACAGTGGCAAAAACAAACCGTTGCAGTGTTTTATGACACAGAGTACTTGTTATAAAGGCACTGGCAAAATGACCGTCAAGGGTGTCCTTTGGCACAGTACAGGGGCGAATAACCCCACGCTGAAACGATATGTTCAGCCGGACGATAACGCTCCCAACAGAGACGAAATGATTGCTCTTATCGGTAAGAATACCTACGGCAACGACTGGAACCACATCGACAGACAAGCTGGTCTTAACTGTTGGATCGGCAAGCTCGCTGACGGTACGGTTACTACCATTCAGACAATGCCTTGGGATTTCAAGCCTTGGGGCTGTGGCAGTGGTAAAAACGGTTCTTGCAACAACGGTTGGGTTCAGTTCGAGATTTGCGAGGACGGTCTGACCGATCCTGTGTACTTCGAGAAGGTATACAAGGAAGCGTGTGAGATCACCGCATATATCTGTCAGATGTTCGGTATCGACCCGAATGGCACTGTTACCATGAACGGTGTGAAAGTACCTACCATTCTGTGTCATGCGGACAGTCACAAGCTCGGTCTCGGCTCTAACCACGGTGACGTGAACCATTGGTTTCCGAAGCATGGTAAGTCGATGGCTACGGCAAGAGCTGACGTTGCGGCACTGCTCAAGGCGGTGGAGGACAAGCCCTCTGCACCTGTCGAGACTCCTTCCGAGACCAATGCGGAAAAGACTATTTGGGACTTCTTCATTGGCAAGGGTCTCAATGCTTTCGCTGTAGGTGGTATCATGGGTAATCTGTTCGCTGAGTCCGCTCTGCGTCCCGAAAACTTACAGAACACCTATGAAAAGAAGCTCGGCATGACCGATCTTGAGTACACTAAGGCGGTGGACAATGGCTCTTACACGAACTTTGTCCGTGACTCCGCTGGTTATGGCTTGGCTCAGTGGACGTACTGGTCTCGTAAACAGGAATTGCTCGAATACGCTCAGAAGGTCGGCAAATCCATTGCTGACTTGGGTATGCAGTTGGATTTCATGTGGAAAGAACTGCAAGGCTACACCAGTGTCATGAAGACCCTCAAGGCGGCTACGTCCGTTCAGATGGCTTCTGACGCAATCCTCACAGGGTATGAGCGTCCGGCAGATCAGAGTGACGCTGTGAAGGTCAAGAGAGCTTCTTACGGTAAGAAGTATTACGACAAGTATGCTTCTCCGGCTGAGACACCTTCGGGGGTACTTTACCGAGTACAGGTGGGTGCGTTTTCTCAAAAGACCAATGCTGACGCTATGCTGAAAAAGCTCAAGGCGGCTGGCTTCGACACATACATGGTACAGGTGAATGGTCTGTACAAGGTACAGGTCGGAGCTTACAGCAAGAAGTCCAATGCGGACGCTATGGCGGCAAAACTTAAAGCGTCCGGCTTCGATACTTATATCACCACCAAGTCCGGGACAGCGGCTTCCACCGAAGCGCAGAAAAAGTCTGTCACCGAACTTGCGAAAGAAGTCATTGCCGGAAAATGGGGTAACGGTAGTGATAGAAAAAATCGTCTGACACAGGCTGGTTATGACTATGCCGCTGTACAGGCGAAAGTCAACGAACTGATGAAATAAGGAGGTAGAACTATGAACATTAACTGGACTGTACGACTGAAAAATAAGACCTTTTGGCTGGCTCTGATCCCGGCTGTGCTGTTGCTGGTACAGGTGGTAGCCGCCGTGTTTGGTTACACCCTCGACCTCGGTGATTTGGGTAACAAACTGCTTGAGGTAGTCAACGCTCTGTTCGCAGTGCTGGCTATCCTCGGTATCGTCACTGACCCTACTACCGCTGGTGTGACCGATTCCAAACAGGCACTTACTTACACTGAACCCAAAAAGAAAGACGCAGACTAAGCGTCTACGTCTTCCAGTATCAAAACAAACCCGAAACAATGTTTTACGATAAATAAGGTGTTCGGATTTGCACTATTTGGTGGAGCGGAACACGCAATATCCGAACACGAGATAGTAGCCGTGTTCTGCCCCGAAATGTTGAAGGTAAAGACAATCCGTCTGCCTTTGTCCCCATCATCGTAAACATAAACGGAGTTGACAAGGGTGTCTACCACCCTACGTTGATACTCAAGGTCATTCACGTCACCGCTCTTGAACGAAAGTAGCCAAAACATTATGCGCTCTTTCGTCAAGAGCGGTTTTTTCATTTCCTCTTTGACTATCTGCCCCTCGATGTGGTTTTTCTCCGACTCAAGCTCCTCAAGACGTTCCTTCGTGGTCGAGGTAATGATACCTTGTTCGATGGCAGTCATGAGGTTCTTTATTTTCTTCTTCACCTCTTTGAGCTGATCTTGCAGACCAGTGAGGTAGGTGGTGTCGGCGGATTCCTTCTCGAAGACTTCCATTGCCCTCGTTGCAATCTTCTCTATATTCTCGTCCGTGAGGACGTGCTGGACTGTGAAGCGGACTACAAGCTCCTCTATCCAGTCTTTTTTCTCCACCTTCTTATTACACAGGTGCTTCCGCTTGCGGTCAATGCACTTGTAATAATGGTGTACCTTCCCGGACTTCGATGTGCCGCTCTCACCGACCATAGCCGACCCACAGTGACCGCAGAACAGCTTCGTGGTGAGTAAGTAGTCCTCATGGGCTTTTGTCCTTGCTCGTGCCTTTGCATTGTGTGAGAGCATGGCTTGAACCTTCTCGAACAGAGCTTTATCGACAATCGCTGGCATACCGTTTGGCACAACTACGTCCATGAACTTGTATGTCCCGATATATTTTTCGTTCTTCAACAGGGTACGGAGACTGTTCTTATTGAAAGTGTTCCCTCGTGAGGTCTTGTACCCCTTCTCATTGCAGTAGTTTATGATCTGAGTTGCCGACATACCATCGGCATACATTTGGAAAATCTCTTGTACGATCTTCGCCCCTACAGGGTCAATTTGATATTTTCGGTCTTCCCCTACAGTGTAGCCCAATGCCAAACCAGCTCCCCCGGTGGCAATGCACTGTAGGGCATTTTCTTTCATGCCACGTTTGATATTCCGGGATAGGTTCTCCGAGTAATACTCAGCGTAACCCTCAAGGACTGACTCAAGGATAATGCCCTCCGGGGTGTCCGGCATGGGCTGTTTTGCATAGAAGACACGGACACCGTTTTTCTTGAGCTTGGCTTTGTAGATGGCGGAGTCATATCTGTTACGAGCAAAGCGGTCAAGGGTGTACATAATAACCGCTTCAAACTGTCCCTTCTCGCTGTCCTTGATAAGCCGCTGGAAGCTGGGACGGTTGTCGGTCTTACCCGAAATCGCTCTGTCGCAATATTCATTTATGATCGTGAACCCATTCTTCAAGGCGAAGTCGTGACACTCACGGAGCTGACCTTCGATGGATTCTTCTCTCTGACTGTGGCTCGAATATCGAGCGTAAATTACCGCTTTCGTAATCTCACCTCCAATAGCTTCTTACGTCTCAGCAGTTCTATGGGAATGATCTTAGACTGCCGCAGTATTGTCTTTATCCCCCTCTAACTCCTCTCGGTTCTCAAAGTCATAGACCATGCTCATGAACTCATGCTTCGCTCTCCGGGACAGGGAACGGTAGACTCTGAGAATGTCCTGTTCGTCCTCGTCCTTCGGCTGTACCTCCGGGGAGAGGTCTTCTGCGTCAGCAAAGAAATCCATTACAGAGCAGTTCAGCTTTTCAGCGAACAGCACCATTTCGGTTTCCTTCGGAAGCGAACCGTTGTTGATGGCAGTTACCTTCGATGTAGACATACCCAAACTCTTGATAAAGGCGGTGAGTGTGACTCCTCTTGCTTTGCAAATGCGGTTGATGTTCTCTGCGAATGTCATAGTAATTCCTCCTCGCAAAATAAAATTCGTAATTTTAGAATTTCCCTATTGACAATTCGCAAAATAAGAATTATAATAAGAACAAGAAATTCGGAAATCACGAATTGGCAATAAGAAACCGACCTCTCAGAATTGGCAGTTCCGAGAAGTTGAAGTTGTTGTATAGTCCTATAACAATAATAACAATAATTCGCCTTTTTGTCAATAGTGATTCCGATTTTCAGAACTGCGAAAGGAGGAAAATTCTATGAGTCAGATTCAAGAGCGAATGAAGAAGCTCGGTATCAAACAGGTGGATATGATCTTGGAGCTGAGAGAGCGAGGTATCACAGTCCAGCCGCCCGAAATGTCGAGTATCATTCGTGGAGTCTACACCTACCCCAAAGCGAAGGTAGTCCTCGATGAATGTGACAAGATTCTCACCGAACGTGAACGTAAGCGTGAGTCTCAGTGATTCACAGATTAACGACCTCGCACGACCATTGATGGGGATTTTGGAAGCGTTCTACCAAGACCCGAAGAATGAGGAGGACTTTCAAAAATGGCTACTGAGTGTAGAAGAACAAAAAGCAAAAGAATCAATAGAAACAAGCTCATGAAGGTGTATGCCTATGGCATTCTCCTGTTGCTGGTAGTAATCGGCGGTGTCATGGGGCTTCTGATTGGTAGAGCAACCGCCCCGGTCAACACTGAGATCGTTACCGAGACAGTGACAGTGGAAGTACCTGTCTACGAAGCAGACAAGCTCCCGGAACTTGGGGAAGTGTTCTACTATGACATACCTCTCTCCGACAGCCTACAGCGATACATCTACGAGGTGTGCGCCGATGAAGGTGTCCCGGTGACACTGGTGCTGGCAATGATCGAGCATGAAAGCCGATTCAATCCCGAAGTGGTTTCCTCCACTGACGATTACGGTCTCATGCAGATCAACGAAGTGAACCATGAGTGGCTTGAGGAAGATTTTCGCTGTGCCGATATGCTGAATCCTTATCAGAACGTGTTCTGTGGGATAAAGATTATCGCCAAGTACATTGAAAAGTACGAGGACGATTACGGCAAAGCTCTGATGGCTTACAACATGGGGGACTACGGAGCGAGAAAAGCATGGCAGAACGGTGTGACAAGCACTAACTACTCCACCAGCATTCTTGAGCTTATGCAAAAGTATGAGGAGGTGTCGCACAGTGCCAACAGTAATGGAGCTTAAAAACGGCAAGGTCGAGACACTTTTTTCCGAACGAGATTTCGCCTACCTCATTGAACAGAACATGGGGTACGAAGCGGCAGATTATTTCCGCAGTCTCATGGAAGAACTCGAACATTACCGTCAAGGAGGACGCAGATATGACAAATAAAAAGATCGGCAACGATTTTGAGTCTGACTTCTGCGAAATCCTTTTCAACGAAGGGTTTTGGGTACATAACATGGCTCAAAACGCAAGCGGTCAACCAGCAGATGTGATCGCCGCCCGGAACGGCAAAACGTACCTTATCGACTGCAAGGTATGTTCCGTCCGAGGGTTTGCACTCTCTCGAATGGAGGAAAACCAAGACCTCTCGATGGAGCTGTGGAAAGCCTGTGGCAATGGCGAAGGTTGGTTCGCTGTACTTATCGGAGAGCAGATCGCTATGATTCCGCACTTCACCGTAAAGGCTCTGAGAAATCAGCAGTCCTACATGAATGAGCTGGAAATCAGAGAATACGGCACTCCGCTTGAGAAGTGGTTAAAGAAGAAATGAAAGTAACCGTCTCAAACACACTGGCAGTCGAAAACCCTACCGCAGAAGTAATGATGTGGTGCAAGAAGAATCTCACGATTGCGAACCCGGAATATGCCAAGAAAGCTCGTATGAATTTTTGGCTCGGTGACACCCCGGCGAAGCTCAGTCTGTACGAGCAAGATGGGGACACGCTGATTCTTCCGTTTGGTACGCTCCGCACACTGCCGGACTGTATCACCAACGAAGCATACTTTGTCAGCTCGTTTGCTGACGCTGTGGACGTGTTTTACGGTGAGGGCGATATTCCGCTCTATGACTACCAAAAAACCGCTGTGGAAGCCGTGTGCAAGGCACAGTACGGCATTCTGCAAAGTCCAGCCGGAAGCGGTAAAACGCAGATGGGTATTGCACTGGTGAAGAAATACGGCAAACGTGCATTATGGCTTACGCACACTCTCGACCTTCTCCGACAGAGTAAAGCTCGTGCAGAAATGTACATGGACGCAAAGCTCATGGGGACGATCACCGAGGGCAAGGTCAATATCGGCAAGGGTATCACCTTCGCCACGATTCAAACCATGTGCAAGCTCGACCTGTCCCGGTACAAGGATTTTTGGGACGTGATTATCGTGGACGAATGTCACCGATGTTCCGGCACTCCTACTGCTATGACGCAGTTCTATAAGGTGCTGAACAGCTTGGCGGCACGACACAAAATCGGTCTCTCCGCAACAGTACACAGGTCAGATGGAATGATCGAAGCTACCTACGCTCTCCTCGGTCATGTGGTTTACACAGTACCCGATGAAGCTGTCGGAGACAAGATCATGAAGGTAGGTATTCTCCCGGTTGGAACTGGTGTAGAGATTGACCGAAAGTGTCTCAACACGGACGGTACGCTCAATTATGCCAAGCTCATTACCTACCTCACAGAAAACCTCTACCGGGAGGAAGTCATTGTCAACACTATAAAGCTCAACGAAGGTAAGAGCTGTCTGATTCTCTCTGACAGGCTCGGTCACTTGGAACACCTCATGAACTGGCTACCAGCTCACATGAGGAAGGACGCTGTAATGGTAAGCGGCAAAATGACTACCAAAAAAGGCAAGGCGGAACGAGAACAGGCTATCGAGGATATGCGAACCGGGAAGAAAAAGTACCTGTTTGCAACCTACGCACTGGCAAAGGAAGGTCTCGACATTCCATGCTTGGAGCGTTTGTTCCTCACAACCCCTCAGAAGGATTACGCAGTGGTTACGCAGAGTATCGGCAGAATCGCTCGTGTCTGCGAGGGTAAGGTAGAACCTATCGCCTATGACTTCGTAGACAATATCGCCTATCTCGTGAAGTCCTACAAGAAACGATGTACGACCTATCGTAAGAACGGTTGTTACTTCGTGGAATAGGAGGTTAAAGAAATTGAGCAAAGTTCAATACAAGGATATAAAATTCCAAGCCAAAAGCCTTGAGCTAATCGAGCGAGTGAACTCGATTATTGCAGAATATGACGCACAAGGCTATGAGCTTACTTTGCGACAGGTCTACTATCAGTTAGTTGCACGAGGGTTCATTCCGAACAACGAGCGCAGTTACAAGAACCTCGGCGAGCTGATTAACAACGGTAGATTGGCTGGTCTCATTGACTGGTACGCTATTGTAGACCGCACTCGCAATTTGAGATGTAACAGTCATTGGGACAATCCGGCGGAGGTTATCGACTCGGCAAGATACTCCTATATGCTCGACAGGTGGAAATATCAACCTAACTACGTTGAAGTTTGGGTTGAGAAGGACGCTCTAATCGGCATTGTGAGTCAGATTTGCCGAAAGCTCGATGTTCCTCATTTCTCATGCAGAGGGTACACCTCGCAATCTGAAATGTGGGCGGCGGCACAACGCTTTATCCGACAGGACTATCGTGAAAGCCGAACGATTATTCATTTGGGAGATCATGACCCAAGCGGCATTGACATGAGTCGTGATATTCAAGACCGATTGGATATGTTCGGTGCAGATGTGAGCGTGAAGCGTGTTGCTCTCACGATGGAGCAGATTGAGTTGTACAATCCTCCTCCTAACCCTACAAAGCTGACAGACGCACGAGCAAGCGGTTATATCTATGAGTTCGGTCATGAATGTTGGGAGCTTGACGCTCTCGAACCTAAGATCATCACCTCTCTGATTGAGAATGAGGTCACTGCTCTCGCAGACCCGAACTTGTTCGAGGAAATTGAAAGCCGGGAACAGAGAGATAAAGACAATATTCAAAAGATTTGTGAGCGGTATGACGAGGTGGTTGACTTCCTCAATGGAGAGGAGGAATAACCTATGCGACTAATTGTCTACGATTGCGAGGTGTTTGCCTATGACTACCTTGTGACACTCAAGGATAAGGAGACAGGTCATAAAACTCGTATTTGGAATGACAATGAAGCGGTGAAAGCCTGTATCAACGAGGAGGAAATCTATGTAGGGTTCAACTCGAAGCATTACGACCAGTTTATCATCAAAGCAATTTGCTGTGGGTTCACTACTCAAGAGGTGAAACAGGTCAACGATTTCATTATCGGTGGCGGTCAAGGCTGGGAATGCCCTATGCTTCGAGATCAATACTTCCGCTTCAACAACGTGGATATTAAAGACGATATGCAGATGGGCTTGTCCCTCAAGGCTATCGAGGGTCATTTGCGAATGTCCGTACAAGAGTCTACCGTACCATTCGACATTGACCGTCCTCTTACTGAGGAGGAACGCAGAGAGGTTGAATTTTACTGCGACCATGACGTTGATACAACGGATAACCTCATAGAGCTTCGTAAGGATTATCTGAAATCCAAAATCAATATCGGTAGGCTCGTAGGCATTGACGATGTTAAAGCAATGGGTATGACAAATGCCAAGTTGACTGCGGCTCTGCTTCAAGCTACGAAGAAACCTCATGATGATGAACGGCAGTACCAGTACCCTCCGAACCTCAAGCGAGAACTGATTCCGCCGGAGGTGTTCGAGTTCTTTGACCGAATGAAAGACCCGGAATTGAGCGATAAGGAGATATTCTCCTCCAAAATCGAGATCAAGATTGGTGACTGCCCGGTGACAATCGGTTACGGCGGCATTCACGGTGCTATCCCGAACTACTTGTGGAAGGAGGGTGACTCATGCGAAAGCGAAAACGAATAATCCGAAACTTTGACGTAGCGAGTTATTACCCTCACCTCATGACGATTTGTGGGTACACCTCTCGAAACATTCCGTCCCCGGAGGTCTTTGAAAACGTACTCGAACAGCGTATGAAAGCCAAAGCCGCCGGAGATAAGGCTACAGCAAATGCACTCAAGCTCGTTGTGAACACGACATACGGCGCAATGCTGAACCAGTACAACGACCTCTTTGACCCTCTGATGGGACGTTCCGTATGTATCACAGGTCAGCTTTTCCTCTTGGAAATGGCTCAGAACCTTTATCAGAACGTGGAGGATTTGGTAATCGTCCAGCTCAACACCGATGGTGTCATGATCGAGTTCTACGAAGACCAGTACGAGGAAGTGCTGGCAATCGTGAACGAGTGGCAGTCCCGAACAGGCTTTGAGCTTGAGGAAGACTCCGTTGCTCTGATCGCACAGAAGGACGTAAACAACTACGTTGAGGTTCAGCCGAATGGTTCTGTGAAGACCAAAGGCGGCTACTTGGTTCGTGGTATCGCCCCGGCTGGTGCATTCAACGTGAACAACAATGCTTGCATTGTAGCAACTGCCCTCAAGGAGTATTTCGTCAACGGAACTCCTGTGGAGGAAACCATAAACGGCTGTAACGATATTTTCCAGTTTCAGATCATTGCGAAAGCTGGTGCGAAGTATCGTGAAGCCTATCACCTTGTCGATGGTGAGCAAGTCCCGGTACAAAAGGTAAACCGTGTCTATGCCACAAAGGACGAGCGTTACGGAAAGCTGTTCAAGGTCAAGGCGGAGAATGACGCTACTGCCAAGATCGAAATGCTCCCGGAACACTGCATTATCGACAACGATAACCAACTCAGCATTGACGATGTGGATAAGACCTTCTACATCGAAATGGCAAAGAAACGAATCAATGATTTTTTGGGTATCAAGCCCGAAAAGAAACCAAGAGGAGGACGAAAAAAGATGGCTACTACAGCTAAAGAAACCAAAACCGCAAACCTTAATGTATATCAGAAGTTGCTCGCCGCAAGAGCGAAGTTCCTTGAGTCTGATGTACAGAAGACAGGTAAGAATATGCACCTGTCATTCAAATACTTCGAGTTGGACGATATTGTCCCTACCGCAACTCGCATTTTCAGTGAGGTCGGTCTGATTCCCATTGTGAATTTCACTTCCGATGTGGCTACCATGACCGTTGTCAACACTGACAATCCCGAAGAAGTCATTCCTTTTGTAGCTCCGTTCAATCAGATCGCTCCTATCGTGAGCAATGCTGGTAAACAGGCTACCAACGAAATGCAAGCCCTCGGTTCTTCCATCACATATATGCGCCGCTACCTGTACATGATCGCACTGGATATTTGCGAGAGTGACAGCTTTGACGCAAATGTCGGAAAGCCTGTGACTGCTCCTCAGTCCGCTCCTACTCCTCCGGCTACTCCCGAACAGAGACAGGAAGTGAAACAGGAGTTGACTGCTCCCGAAGATAACGCAACCGCTTTGCAGATCAAGGGTCTGAAAAACGTGTTGAAGAAGCTCAAGGACGCTGACCCTTCTAAGGAAGAAATGATCGCTCAGATTGCGGTTCAGACACAGGGCTTTACCGTTATCAGCAAGTCCGACTGTGAGACTCTTATCACTCGTATCACCGCTATGCTGGAAGGAGGAAATGAGTAATGGCTGACATTAAATGGCTTGAGGGTAATCGTTTGCAGATTGACCCTCCCAAGCGTACCAAGAAGATCACTGGTACTCGCTTCGCTACTATCCTCGGTCTGAATCCGTGGTCTACCGCATTTGAAATGTGGTGTGCAATCACGAAGACCTTCGAGCTTCCCTTTGAGGACACGATCTACACGGTTGCTGGTAAGACCATCGAACCTAAACAGGCAGAGTACATGAAGAAGTCCTACGGCATGGACTTGATTACTCCTACTGACCGCTACGGAGCTGACTACTTCAACAAGACGTGGGGTGACTTCTTCCCCGACAGTAAGCACCTCGGCGGTATGTGGGACTTCCTCGGTGTGGACGAGAACGGTGTCGTTGACACGGTGCTGGAAATGAAGACCACCAAGCGTATCGAGGACTGGCAGAATGACGCTCCCGAATACTACGCTCTACAGGCGGCTCTCTACGCTTATCTGCTCGGTGTGGATAACGTAGTCATGGTAGCTTCCTTCCTTGAGGAGAAAGACTACGCTGACCCTTCCAAGTATGTGCCTAATGTCAAGAACACTATCACGGTGGAGTTCAAGGTATCTGAGCGTTACCCCGACTTCGCTGAGAAGGTAGCACAGGTCGAACAGTGGTGGGCGGATTACGTTGATACTGGTATCTCTCCTGTGTTTGACGAGAAGAAGGACGCTGAGATTTTGAAAGCTCTCCGCACTCACAATCTCACCCCGGACACCGACATTGACGCTCTGATCGCAGAAGCCGAAGGTCTCAAGACCGAAGTCGATAAGGCTACTGCCGCAATCGCTGATAAGGAAAAGCGTCTCAAGGAGATCAACGACATTATCAAGGAACACGCTATGAAGCAGTTCCGTCCCGGCGATAAGAAGGTTGAGGTCAAGGGTGCTACCTACACATGGGCTATCTCTCGTTCCGAAACCACTACCATCGACAAGAAAGCACTGGAAGCTGACGGTCTGCTCGACAAGTATCAGAAGAAGACCGAACAGTTCCGTATGACTGTGAAATAAGGAGGAAACCGCAATGTATATTGACCCTTTTGTAGCCGGAGTTATCGCTACCATCATGGTAGAACTGGTACTCGTAATCGGTATCGCCCTGTTCATGGGTAACAAGAAGAAAGACTAAGGAGGATTTCAGATATGGCAAAGACAAAAGCTGAGCTGGAACAGGAAATCCAGTGTAAGAACGAAGAAATTAAGGCTCTCAAGTGTGAGGTCGAAAAAGCGAACCGTGTTGAGAGTAAGAACGAGTCTGCCGCCGAACTGTACGAAATGTACCAGTCCTATGTAACCGCTGGTTTCACTGAGGAACAGGCTTGGGAGCTGACAAAGATTCTCATTAACAATGCTACCACCAAACGTGGTCTTTTCTAAGGAGGGTATGAAAAATGAAGTTCAAGAAATTTGTAAAATCTCTCGGCGCAGACGGTGTTCTGTATGTCCGCAACAACGGTGATCGCTGGTTGTCTTCCGGCTCTATCTTCATGAAAGTACCCGAAGACATTCGTACTGTCACTGCCTGTGACAGCGCAGATATGCCCTCCATGATTGAGGACATTATCAATTACGACACCTTCTCTCAGCCTTGTGAGCTGGTCGAAGCAATCATGCCTGTGGCTGATGGTGTTATCAAAGACTGCGTGCGTATCTTCGCCACTGAAAACGGCATTGACAAGACTGCCATTGCCAACGATGGCTATATCCTTATCGAACGTGGTGACATGGTGGAAATGTACGTCACCGACAAGATTTCCGCACTGGTTATCAAGAGACCTGTTGATCTCGTAGACGAAGAAGTAGTCGGAGTAATTCTCCGTACTGAATATTAAGGAGGAAAACGACAATGGCAAGAATCCCTATGACGAGCGGTTTCGCTCTTATTCCCGAAGGAACTTATGTGTTCCGTATCTATGACGCAAAGTATGACGAGGAGTTCGGTAAGATCGAGGTCAAGCTGGTGAATGCCGCTGGTATGACCCACACTGAACGCTTCTCCATCAAGGACAAGAACGATGAAATGAACGAAAAAGCTCTGAATGCGTTCTCCTACTTTGCGAAGACCGCAATGGGCGATTTCTCCCTTGAGGACATTGACCCCGAAGAACTGATCGACCACTTCATTTGTGCAGAAGTCGTTCATACCAAGCTCCCTTCCAATAAAGACCCTAACAAGATGGTTACTTTCGCCAACCTCGGTGACAAGTCTCCGGCTGAGTATTTCGATACTGAACCTGTTGCTCGTGCGCTGAGTCTCAGCAGAGAAAACGGCGGTGCTAAGAACACTGCCGCCGCTCCTAAGACCACCGCCCCTGTTCAGCAGACCGCTCCGGCGGCACAGCCTAAGAAGGGTCTCGACCTTGACGCACTGTTGGGATAAAGGTGTGGGGAGCATAGCTCCCCCTCCTCTAAGGAGGGAACGATTATGGAAATCAAAGACAGCGGAAACCGCAGAGAGTTTTCCTCCGGGGCAGTCAGAGACATAAACGAAGGTAAAGGTCGATGTGACCTCCTTCCTCTTGGTGTGATCGGAGAAATCTGTGACAACACAGTTTTCTCCAACATCAATGAGTATATCCGAACTGGCGATAAAATGCTCCTCGTGGAAGCAATCAAGGAGTTTTCCAATATCCGTTACGGAGACTTGAATACCGCAATGCTCGAAGTCTCCAAGCATTATGAGGACGGTTGCAATAAGTACGGCGAACGTAATTGGGAGAAGGGTATTCCTCTCCACTGCTATATCGACAGCGGTGTGCGCCACTATTTCAAATGGCTCAGAGGTGATACCGATGAACCCCACGACAGAGCGTTCCTGTGGAATTTGCTCGGCGCACTGTGGACGCACAATTACAAGCCGGAGTTCTGCGACCTTCCGTTTAAGAAGGAGGACACGCACAATGACTGAGAAAGACAGACTCGACCTGTTCATGAAGACACCACTCGCAGACTTCATTTCCGAGGACTTCAAGACCTATCTGCTCACAGAAGGATTCTTCCGCTCCCCGGCAAGCACCAAGTATCACGGAGCTTATGAAGGTGGTCTGTTCGACCATTCCTTTGCAGTGATGAATTTCCTTGTGGAGTTGTCCGCAAAGAACGGTCTGCGCTGGAAACGTGCTGAGAGTCCCTTCATCGTAGGTATGTTCCATGACCTCTGTAAGATCGACAACTACCGTCACCCGGTAGCGGCGGAAACGCTGGACGGTCAGAAGGTCTACGATGAATCCAAGTGGGAGTACAACCCCGATACAACCTTCAAAGGTCATGGTGATAAGTCTATTATCCTTCTCTCTCAGTTCATGACTCTGACTGAGGAAGAAATCATGTGCGTTCGCTACCACATGGGTGCTTTCGTTGAGAAGGAAGAATGGAGAGATTACACAGGTGCAGTACATAGATACGCAAATGTCCTGTGGACGCACCAAGCAGATATGCTCGCTTCTCATGTCGTAGGTATCTGACATGAACAGAGCTGAAAGACGGAGAAGACAGAAACAGGGTCTTCCCATTGTCAAAGAACCTGTGCTGAATATCAAGGCGAGCGATATTCAGCAGATCAAAAAGGACGCTACCAACACTGCCGCCGACACAGCTTTCTTCCTCATGCTGGCTATCCCGGTCATGGTGATTCATGACAAATATCCACAGATCATGAGGAGAGTCGTGGACGGTAAGTCGAGGGAGGAACGCTTCGCTGACCTCTGTCTCGACCTGTACGACAGTTTCAACAAAGGGTATGTAACCCTTGACGATTTGGCTCAGTGCCTTTGGGAAGAAGCTGGTATCAAACTCGAAAAGAAATAAGGAGGTACAATCCATGAACTATAAGCTCAAGAACGTGAACGGCAAGGTCACTTTTCTGCTCCGCACTGGCAAGGATTTGGTGAAAAATCAGATGGCTATTGCTTCGGCACAGCACATTATCGACCACGGCAAGATCAAGAAGTCCGATGTGAAGGGCTATCCTATCAACGTGGACGATAAGTGGTATTTCGAGGGTGAGGTCTACAAGAAGACCACTCCTCAGAAGACGGAGGTAGAATCCTAATGAGAACTTTCTATTCCGAATATGTACAGCACTGCATGAGATTTTATGCGAGACACCCTCGCCCTAAGTTCCGCAGTGACGCAGACAAGCAGAACTGGAACGCTTGTGACAGTGCTATGAAGGGTTTCACCGATAAGGAACAGGACATTCTCATGACTGTCTACCGTGAAGGTGACACCATTCCCGACAACGTGTATAAGGTGTCGGTTGATCGCAACATCAAACAGGACACCATTTGGAAGCTCATTAACGAGCTGGAACGCAAGGTTGCAAAGAGGAGGAACTTGATTTGACACACTACGAGAACATACCCGGCGAACTGAAAGAACTAAATCAATGGGTCTGTACTCGTAGTGACAGCAAAGTTCCGATGAAAGCATTCGAGAATGAAGCCGCTTCCTCCACCAACCCTCAGACGTGGGCTACCTTCGACATGGCGAATGACGCTGTGTCGAAGGGGTTCTATGACTACTGCGGCTTTGTCTTTGCCGACAACGGTTTCGTTGGTATCGACATTGACACTGGGTATGACGAGGAAGGTTTCATGACACCGCTTGCCGCAGACATTATCGGCAAGTGTGCGAGCTACACGGAGAAATCCAAAAGCGGCAGAGGTTTTCACATTCTCCTCAGAGGTACGCTTCCCTTCAAGGGTAAGAACAACCTCGCCGGAGTTGAGATATACAAGTCCGCCCGGTACTTCATCATGACAGGCGATACGCTCCTCTATCGTAATATCGAGGAGAACCAAGAAGCGATTGATTATGTGGTGGAAAAATACTTCCCGGAGACACGGCAAGAGAAAGAGACCTCCGAGTACGGTGGTCGAATCTACTCCCCGATATGGGAACTGCCGGAGAACAATCGTATCAAGCTCCGCCCTGTCTACCCTCGAATCCCGGACGGAAGCCGTAATATCTGTCTGACCTCTCTCGCTGGTATGCTTCACAATCAAGGGTACAGCAAACAGCAGATATACGATGAACTTATTTACTGTAACACGGTTGCCTGTGAACCTCCGCTCGACAGGAACGAGCTGAGAACGATCTGTAACAGTGTTACTCGGTACAAACGATGATTGAACTCACACCACTACAGAATCTAAGCAATGCAATTATCTTGCAAGCGGTCAAGGATTACCGTACTGCCCTCGGCGGTAGCGGCATAGGCAAGAGACCGCCGGGAAGTGTCATTGTCGAGGTCGAGCGGTTCTTCCGCTCTGAGTGGTTCGACATACTGACCGATGTTGACGGTGAAGTTCTGATCGAGAAAATCCGCAAGGAATTTGCAAGATAAAAACTAACACAAAAAGGATAAAAAGTTGCAGAAAAAGTATTGACAAGTAATCTTATTTGTGTTATATTATAATCACAACAGGACAAGAAATAATCTTGTTCAGATTATTAAGGAGGACAGACCTATGATGGTTAAGAGAAGTGAAATGGTGGAGACCACCAACTACAACGTAGAGGACATTATCTCCTTCGAGCTGGCTGACGGTGAGAAGGTAGAAGCAATGGCTATGAAACAGGAAGCAGACGGTATGATCTTCATGCTGGTGGACTGCTTGAAGGACGAGGAGTGCATGAACGAGGAAGACTCCAACCGTGGCGGCTGGGACGCAAGCGATTTGCGTGTAAAGCTGAATGGTGAAATCCTCGAACGCTTCCCGGCTGAAATTCGTGAGCAGATGGTCGCATTCGCCAACGGCGATATGCTGAGACTGCCTACCGAGAAGGAAATCTTCGGTGTCAATGAATACGGCGAGACTGAGGACGAATCCGTTGAGCAGTTCGCTCCTATGAAGCTCCGCAGAAACCGTATCGCATTTCAAGGTCACAACGGTAATTGGGAATGGTACTGGCTGGCAAATAAGCATAAGCGTTCCGCTTCCTATTTCGCCTATGTCTCCTACTCCGGTGGTGCGTCCTTCCACTCCGCTTCCACCGCTGGCGGTGTCCGCCCCGCTTTCAAAATCAAGAATCTGTAATCTGCGCCCCCTTGTGGGGCGCACTCAACCCACACGAAGGAGGATATAATCGTGGCTTACTATATGAATAACAACAGAGACATTGAGTGCTACAGAGGTGACATTTTCTATATCGCCAACGGCGGTCATGTGGTCGGCTCTGAGCAGAGATCGGGAAGACCCGGTATCATCGTCTCGAATGATTTGGCGAACAAGCACTCACCCAACGTGTCAGTCGTATATCTGACTTCACAGGAGAAGAAACCTCTGCCGACTCACGTTGATGTGATCTGCAAAGTCCCTTCTACTGCTCTGTGCGAGAACATTCAGACCGTATCGAAGGAACGTCTCGGTGACTTCGTGAAGTCCTGTACTACCTCCGAAATGGAAAGAGTCGATAAGGCTATCTGTCATGCCCTCGGTCTCACCGTTCCGGCGGAAGCACCTTCCATCACCGAGGAAGATTTGAAAGCTCTCAAGGAAGCACCTGTTCAGCTCATGCCTGTCGAACCTACGGCGGCTGAGATTGAGCGCAACCTGTGCAAGAACCTGTACGAGCAGTTGCTTGACCGACTGACAGGTAAGTCCGCATGAGAGATTCAGTAAAATGTAGTTCGTGCCGGAAGCGGTGTCTCTGCCGCTCCTGTCCGAACAATCAGACGTGCAAGATCGCCCTCCGGCGATATTGTAAGGCAGTCTGTTATTGCAGTATCAATAGAAAACTCAAGGAGAACGAGAATGAACACAGACGTAATGTTCAGTAGCAAAACAGACGATTGGGCTACTCCGCAAGACTTCTTCGATGAACTGAACCGGGAGTTCGGTTTCACCCTTGACCCTTGTGCAGATCATGTCAATCACAAGTGCGCTACTTACTATACAAAAGAACAAGACGGTCTCGTTCATGATTGGGGGGGGGAACGAGTATTTTGTAACCCTCCCTATGGGAAAGAGATTGGCAAGTGGGTTCAGAAATCTCTTGAGGAGAGTCGCAAGCCCAATACCCTTGTCGTAATGCTCATTCCGGCGAGAACCGATACAAGATACTTCCACGACTTCATTTACGGAAAAGCGGAAATCAGATTCATTCGAGGACGATTGAAGTTCGGCAACTCGAAAACCGCCGCTCCCTTCCCCTCTATGGTCGTAATATTCAAAAACAAGGAGGAAAAATCCCATGAAGGTAACACTCATACAGGCAACCCCTAACCCCATTGAGACTATCGCTCAGATCGCAAGTATCTGTTACGACAGTGACCCCAAGAATCCTCTCGGACTGGTGAAGCACCTGTACCGAAACGGACACCACAGCGTCTTCGAGCATATCTACTTCACGTTCAAGATCGAGGGTATCTCTCGTGCTTGCTCTCACCAGCTTGTGAGACATAGACACTGTAGCTTCACTCAGCGCAGTCAGCGTTATTGCTCCGAGGACGGTTTCGGTGTTGTTGAACCCGGTACGATTTGCAAGGTCGATGAAAAGGGCGGCTTTGGTAATCTGATCGAGGAAATCAGCAGACATTATGAGGAGCTACAGGCAATCGGTATTCCTAACGAAGACGCACGATACGTTCTGCCGAATGCGTGTGAAACCTCTCTCTACCTCTCCTGTAATCTGAGAGAGCTTATCCACATGAGTAATGAGCGTTTGTGCCGTAAAGCTCAGTGGGAAATCCGAGAGCTGGTACAGCAGATGGTAGCCCTCGTAGCCCCCGAACTTCACTTCATGCTCGTACCTAAGTGTCAGAGCGGACGCATTATCTGTAACTCCCCATGCGGAGGTGTACAGAATGAGTAAGCTGATCTTAGACCTCTGCGGAGGGACAGGCTCATGGTCGAAACCGTACCGTGACGCTGGATATGACGTGCGTGTCATTACCCTTCCGCACTACGACTTGTTTGAAACAGTCGAGAGAGAGAGAGAGAGAGAGTGCTTGAGTTCTATAACCATACGACAGGCGAGACAGAGATTGTCAATGCTGATGAAGTCTATGGTATTCTCTGCGCTCCAACCTGTACGATGTTCTCTCTTGCTCGTACCACGGCGAAGACTCCACGAGACCTCGCAAGTGGTATGCGGCTGGTAAAGAAATGCCTTGAAATCATTTGGTTCTGTCGTGCTTCCAACGAATCAAATTTGAAGTTTTGGGCTTTGGAGAATCCTATGGGACTTCTCCGACAGTTCTTGGGTAGACCGCTGTTCACCTTCTCCCCGGAAGAATACGGAGAATGCTACACAAAGAACACCGATCTGTGGGGTTACTTCAATATTCCGAAGAAAAAACCCTACAAACTTACTGAGGGTGAAAAGCTCCTCTCCGCTCGTAATAACCGAGTTCTGCCGGAGCTTCCCGAAGATTATGTCATGCCTACCGGGTGGAACAGACAGGCGGCGAGACGTAGCATGACAAGCAGTAAGTTTGCGGAAGCGTTCTACAGAGCTAACAAATAGGAGGATATATGAAAGTCAACATTCTCGGTGTTCCCTACACCATTCAATATAAGTCCCCGGCGGAGGACAAATTCTTGCGAGAGTGTGACGGTTACTGTGACAAAAGCTCTCACAAGATCGTAGTCAATACCGAGAATGGAGACCTTGAAGATTTCCCTCGGTATCAGAAACAGTGTTTGCGGCATGAGATTATCCATGCGTTTATGTTCGAGTCCGGCTTGGGCGCAAATTGGGAACATAAACCCATCGGACATGAGGAGACAACTATTGACTGGATAGCCGCTCAGTTCCCGAAGCTCCTCGAAGTATTTGAGAAAGTAGGTGCTTTGTGATGAACGAAATTATCTGCCCTCTCCTCACTACCAACACGGTAGTCGAGGAAGACGGAACAGTCAAGATAGGTACTCAACCTGTGTACTGCATTGAATGTCAGTGTGCGTGGTGGGTCGAAGATAAACAGAAATGTGCGGTAGCGGCGATTGGAGGTGAGCGTCATGGTAAGCGATAGAGAATTGTTCGAGCTTCGTAATGGGCGAGTAATCATGGACGAAGACCTCTCTGAGAAAATGTACATCATCAAGGAGTACCACCCGGAGAGAGCGGACGAGACCAGCTCCGGCTTTGAATGGTCGGAAATGGGTATGGCTAACCTGTTCGGTATGCTCTACAACAGAGAGGTTCGCTACTGTACTGAACATAAGAGCTGGTACACCTACCATGAAGGTGCGTGGCGCAAGGACGAGGGCGCAATCCTCGTGTCCGAGAAGATCAAGGACTTTGTTCGTCTCATGATTCTCTACTGCGGTGAGATTGTGGACGATGATCTCCGCAAGAGCTACACTGCATTCGTCAATAAGATGGGTGACAGACGTATGAGAGACCGAATCCTCAAGGACGCTACAGGTGAGCTTCGTATCTCCGCTGTGGAGTTTGACGCTAACCCCTACCTCATTAACTGTCTGAATGGTACATACTCTCTCGAAGATTTCTCCTTCCGGGAAGCTCGTTGGGACGATTTTCTCACCATGCAGACCAACTTCCGACACACTATCCGCAGAGATATTAAGTGTAAGCGTTGGGAGAAGTTCATTGACGAGGTTACACAGGGAGACAAGGACAAGGCGGATTTCCTTCAACGTGCGCTCGGCTATTCCATGCTCGGTATGAGCAACGAGGAGTGTATGTTCATTCTCCACGGCAAGACTACCCGAAACGGCAAGTCCACTCTGCTCAACACCATCGAATTTATGCTCGGTGACTATGCGAAGGTTGCCCCGGTAGGTATGATCTGCCGTGGTGACAGGCAGAAGGACGCAGAAGCCGCTTCTCCTACTCTCGCCGGACTCAAGGGTAAACGCTTTGTCACCATGTCCGAGTCGAATGAGTATGGCAAGCTGGACGAGGAGAAAATCAAACAGCTCACAGGCGGTGAGGAAATCTCAGCTCGTGCGCTGTACCAGTCAGCGATTACCTACAAGCCGCAGTTCACCCTTTGGCTCTCCTGTAATGACCTTCCGATGGTTACAGACAAGTCCCTGTTCGCTTCCCAGCGTATCAAGGTGATCGAGTTCAACCGTCACTTCAAGCCGGAGGAACAGGACACTCACCTCAAGGACGAGCTGACTTCCACGGAAGCAATGAGCGGCATTTTCATGTGGCTGGTTCGTGGCTACATCAAGTATAAGGAAAACGGACTCAAGATGGCGGACTCTCTGACTGAGGTAGTCACAAAGTATGAGCGTGACAACGACCTCGTGTTGCAGTTCCTTGAGAACCGCTGTGTCCGCAATGAGGACGTAAACATAAAGGCAAAAGACCTGTACAATGCTTTCAAGCTGTGGGCGAAATCCGAAGGAGCTTACGTCCTCTCTGCTCGAAAGTTCAACTCCGAAATGGAACGACACCCGGAATGGTTCGACAGAAAATCGACTTCCAGCGGTTTCATGATCTATTGGGGACTCAAGCTCAAGGAGGTAGTGTGATGAATGCGAACTGTATTGACGAAAAGGGCAACTTTAAGGCTTGCCCCTATCGAGTAATCACCGAGGAACACAAAGCAGTCCTCCGGGGTCACGGAGACTTCGTGACTCAGCAGTTTTACCCTTGCATTGGTGAAGCCTGTGTCGGCTACCATGTTGGAATTTGTCTGAGGGCGCACGAAGCTCTCAAGGAGGTGCGATAATGTACAGAGATTGTATCAACAAAGATACCCTCAAACCGGGTGATGTAGTCGGTATCAAAAAAGCTACTCAGATTGGGTGGGGATATTTCAGATACCCAAAAACTATCCCCATGACGATTGAGCGTATTACCCCGGCTCGCACTAAGTTTGTCATGACGAATGGGTGTGAGTACAGTAAAAATGAACCCTTCTACCCTCTGACCGAAGAAGCAAAACGACAGACTCAGATCGCAAATTGCGCTGTGAAAATCAGCAAGTGCTTTTCGGAATTGGAAAACCTTCGTAGAGACGGAAAGCTCTATCAGCAGAACGATGATTTCATTGTGATGGCGGCTGACCTTCTCGAACGCATTTGTAAGGAGGTAAAGTAAAATGAGTGATCTCAAAATCTTCACTGAAAATATCGAACCCGAAGCTCTGAATCAGATTTACACTCTCGTGAAGCAACCAGCGTTCGCAGACTGCAAAGTGCGAATCATGCCGGACGTTCATGCTGGTGCTGGCTGTGTAATCGGATTCACCGCAGACCTCGGAGACAAGGTTATCCCTAACATCGTGGGTGTGGATATTGGCTGTGGTATGCTGACCGTGGAGCTTGGCAACATCGAAATCGACTATGCCGCTCTCGACTCTGCTATCCGCAAGCGCATACCGAGCGGACGTAATGTGCATGAAGGACGCTGTGTCCGCTTCGATGAACTCCAACAGCTTCGGTGCTTCCGGGAACTCAAGGACACCAAACGACTTGAGCGCAGTATCGGCACTCTCGGCGGCGGTAATCATTTCATCGAAATCGACACCGACTCCGAAGGTACGAAGTATCTGATTATCCACACTGGTAGCCGCAACTTGGGTAAACAGGTGGCGGAGTATTATCAGCACCTTGCTATCGAGATCATGCAAGGCAAGGACGAACTCTACGCTATGCAAGAAAAACTGATTGCCGACTATAAGGCACAGGGACGCAAGGCGGAGATTCAGAAAGCCATTGCAGAGCTTCACCGCAAGTTCCACCCTAACCCTCTCGGCATTCCGAAGGAGCTTTGCTACCTCACCGGGAAATACCGTGAAGATTACCTTCATGACATGGAGATCTGTCAGCGTTTCGCAGTCCTCAACCGAAATGCTATCGCTTCCGCCCTCATTGATGAAATGGGCTGGCACTCCCTTGGCGCATTCGAGACGATTCACAATTACATTGAGTTTGGCTCGAACATGGTACGCAAGGGTGCTATCTCTGCGAAAGCCGGAGAAAAGCTCCTCATTCCTATTAACATGAGAGACGGTTGTATTATCGGTGTCGGCAAGGGCAACGAGGACTGGAACTGCTCTGCTCCTCATGGTGCTGGACGTATCATGAGCAGAAGCAAGGCGAAGGAGCTGGTCTCCCTTGAGGAGTTCGAGGACTCTATGAAGGGTATCTTCACCACCTCCGTCAATCAGTCTACGATTGATGAAAGCCCGATGGTCTACAAGCCGATGGCTGAGATCGTGGAGAATATTGCAGATACCGTTGACATTCTGAAAATCATCAAGCCTGTGTACAACTACAAGGCGAGTGAGTAAGGCGGTGCGAGTATGTTTGCGATTCAGAATATTAAGACAGGTAAATTCGTGAGCGGCACTGATTATCGGTATTACCCTCGTCACCAGTTCACGAGCTTCAATAAAATGCTCACATACGATAACCTGTCTGCGGCGAAAGCCGACTTCAACTCTCGTATGTGCGGCAAGGATTACCGTATCGTGTGTCTGAAAACCGTGGAGGTCAAGCGAGTAATCGACTACGACTCTCCCGGTGAGTACAGCATTCAGCCGGGAGACTGGCAGAACGGAGGTCACGAATGAGTGAGATTTTAGGTCTGATCGCAGACGTGAACCCGAACGAGATTGCGGCGCACATTGCTGACGGTACTCTCGCTGACTGGTGCGAGCTGTGGAGACAGCAAGCAACGGTGGCGGCAGAAAACCTCATATTATCCGAAAAGGATTGAAAAATAATCAAAAACGACATTTGTGAAATAACACGAATCGGATTGAAAAATAATCTTTTCGCCTTTTCGGGTATGAAGTAGTAAAAGTAGTTGTATTTTAGTTTTTGCGTATAAGTTCTCTTATAAGGGGTCTATATAGTAAAAGTTACCGTAAAAATTGATTTTCAACTACTTTAACTACCGCAAGAAGAACAAGAACAAAGAGGACTCTCGACTATGAAAGAGGACTCTCCGTGGTTGTGGAGGACAGACTACGACTATAGGAGGTAAAGGAAAAATGGCAAACAAGAAGCCTACTGGTACAGAAGACGTACAGGTGATTAAGAAGAAACCTCGTGGCGGCAACTCTCCTGTCATTGGTGACAATGGGTTGATGGTGAATCCGGGAGACAATACGATGTATCTTAAACAGAGTTTGGAGCTGATGAATCTCCCGACTATCGACTTGCATGACGTTGTGGTTGTGCAAGAGAGAATCAACGAGTTTTTCAATATCATGGCAAAATACGATACTAAGCCTACTGTGGCTGGTATGGCTATGGCATTGGGTATGGATAGACGTAGGTTATGGGCTATAAGGAATAACCAACCGACAGGAGGTTCGGGATATGGGTCTGCGTTGCCGCCCGAAGTGGCGGACTCCATTAAAAAGGCATATCTTTTGATGGAAAATTTGTGGGAAAACTATATGCAGAACGGCAAAATTAACCCTGTCAGTGGTATCTTCCTCGGCAAGAACAACTTTGGCTACCAAGACAAGACCGAGTACGTTCTGACACCGAACACCCAGCAAGACAACAACTATAATGCTGACGATATTCGCTCTCGCTATCTGATCGACTCTGCCGACTCCGGCTCAGACTCCGACTCTGACGGTGAGTAACGACTATCGACTCTCAAACGACTATCGACTATCGACTATGAAATCGAAAACCGCCCTCACGCTCCGGGTCTTCCCGGCGGTGTGATGGGCGGTCTTTTTGTGCGGATTTTTGGACGATTTTTGCTGATCTGACCTCGGCGGTATTAACAATTTAGCGTGGTAAAGCGTCCGAGGGTGTCCGGGTGACTGGCGCACCTCCGGCGGCGGAGCTGGTGAAGCTGTCCGGGCTGATCGTGCCGGAGCTGGTGACGATCTGCGGCGGTTGGTGGTGTTTCTTCCTTATTATATAGGAAGGAGAAAAAATAATCCGAAAAAGATAATTTTTTATTCAAAAGGGGTTGACAATTCGCAAATTCCGAATTATAATATAATCAAGAAAAGACAAGAAACAATCTTGTTAAGATTATAGGAGGTAAACACAATGAAAATTTACGATCTCCCGGTTATGGGTTACGACAGGGCAAAAAGTTTTTACGGTAAAGCAAAGGTTATTGAAAAGGACAACGGCGAAAAGGTTTTGCAGTCCTATAATACCGAAGTTTGCAAAATCACCAGCGGCGGCGAATTTGTCCGCCTGTGGAGCGGTTACAGTGTAACCACAATGAGACACGTTAATAGTTTCTTGAATTTCTTCAATCTGTCCGGCGGCGGTAAAGCATGGTGGGACGCTCAGACGATCAGCGCATAAATAAAAGGAGGTAACGAACATGAAAAGAAAATTTGATTTTGGTTGTATTGATTTTGAAGGTAAGGGAACACCCCGAAACCGTGTAACCGTTGAAATGGAGTATAAAACAGACGGAGACAAAAAGCGGTTTTCTGTTTCTGCTGATGTATGGAATAGCCGCCGATCTGATATTGTTTGTGGCGGTCAATGCCTTGACACTATCGCTCCATATATCAATGATCCTGTATTTTCTGAAATTCTCCGTTTGTGGGAGCTGTACCACTTGAACGATATGCACCCGGAATGCGAACATCAAGCCGCCGAAGGTTGGAGACAGAAAGCCGGGGAAAAGGTTACTTTGTACCACTGGCGCATGACGAGAGAAGCACAGGCGGAACAGAAAGCCGCCGAAAAAGCCGCTATTATTGCGTTGAAGTGTGGCGAAAAATTCAAGCCAACGATCAAGCAAAGATTTTTTGCTAACCTTGAATACTCATTAACCACATACACAGAAACACCCCCGGCGGATATTGCGAAATATTACGAACCGAAAAAGCCGCTTTTCGCTGGTGATAAGGGACACACAGAAACAAAGGCTTTGGGCTGGCTGAGAGAAACAGAACACCCCGAAGGGCTTTTGTCTAAGGCTTGCCCGGTATGCGGTTATAAATACGGTACAGCGTGGGTATATTTCCCCATTCCGGCAGAAGACGAAGCAATTATAAATAAATTATTGAATGAAGGGAGCTTGTAAAAATGAAATATTATAAATTTGTGTCGTGGGACGTTCCCCCGGTTGAAAATTGTTTTTCTTCTCGTATTCCGGCGGCATTGCTGGAATACGACAAAGGCAATAAACAGCCTTTGAAAGATTTGCACATTGCCACAAGTGAACCAGTTTGTAAAATTTCCGGGTGGGCTTTTCCCTATGCCGAATATATGCGCCGCTTTTGGGTCAAAACGAAGTATTACGGCATTGTCGAAATGTACGCATTAAATAAAACCGATATACGCAAAGAGTTAAAATCAAATGTTATTGAAATAGTGGAGGTGTAAAACATGGTAGATATTAACGCAATTATGGCGGAGCTTGCACAATATAACCGTATGGCGGAGGAGATCGCCGCCACTGTGGAAGGGCTGAAAGATCAAATTAAAAATTACATGGTGGAAAATGGGCTTGATACGTTGACAGGCTCAGAACATAAGGCAAGCTATAAAACCGTTACAGCTTCCCGGATTGATACCACAGCATTAAAAAAGAATGCGCCGGAGATCGCCGCACAATATACCAAAACCACAGAAACAAAACGTTTCACATTCGCATAATATAAGGGGGTGCAATATGTTTGTAATTATCTGTATTATTCTTTTTCCGTTCGTTTTGTTGGGTGAAATTCTGAAACAAAACAATTAAATATTTACATTACAAAGCCCCGGTTATATGCCGGGGCTATTTCATTTTATTATATGGGGGGTGGGTATGCTGTAGCGTGTACACGTCCACCACAGCGGCGGCATGATCGCCGCTTTTCTTTGTATGGGGGTATGGGTTGCGCCGTTGCTGTCTTTGGGGTATATTCAAACGATAGCGGCGGCGGTTGCTGTCTTTGGGGTTGTTTTTGGGGTTGTGATAGTGCTATCACGTTTTGCATAATGCTATTGACAGCGGCGGCACGATCAGCGGCGAAGGGTTGACAGCTTCCCGGACACGTCCGCCGGAGCTATCCCCCGGAGGGGGATTGACACCGCCCCGAACGTGGGGAGGGAGTCGTTTGAGTACCCGAAAATTTCAAAAAGAACAAAAAGGACTAAAACTTATCTTATTTGTATTGACATTTATCCTCCCTCGTGCTATACTAATCTCAAACAAACCAAGGAGGTACATTATGGTACGCAATAACATAGAGCTGGACGTTAAGGTCAAGTGCCTTGAGACCAGCACAACCCAGCAATCCCTCGCTGAAAAAATCGGTACGACAGGTCAGTATGTGAACAGAATCGTCAAGAAGAAGGACGGTCTCGTGAACAAGACCTTCGTTGAAATGATGGAAGCTCTTGGCTATGACATTGAGCTGACCTACGTCAAGCGTGAGGATTGAGTCATGAAAGACCTTTATGGTATAAGAAAAGAAGACGTTGATAAACTCAAACAGTCCGGCTATATTTCCGATGAAACCTACGTTGGTGAGTATGGAAAGTCCGAAATAGACGGAGCTGACCTGTATTGGGTTGCATTTAATACGTCTGAGGAGAAAAATCAAGCGTTCAATCTTCTCTACAACAATTAAATCGGAGGTGAGTACATGAAGGTCGGTTATGTACGAGTAAGCACCTTAGACCAAAATCCGGCGAGACAAATGGAACTGATGAAATCTCTTGGTGTGGAGAAAATCTTCCTCGACAAGATCAGCGGCAAGGACACCAACAGACCACAGTTCAATGAAATGCTCTCCTTCCTTCGGGAAGGTGACACGTTATACATTGAATCCTTCTCCCGGTTATCACGAAGCACCAAAGACCTCCTGTCTACGGTTGCTTTACTGACGGAACGAGGTGTGAATCTTGTCTCAGACAAGGAAAAAGTCGATACTACCACACCACAGGGGCGGTTTATGCTGACGGTTTTCGCCGCCCTCTCGGAGCTGGAACGAGAAAATATCCTCGAAAGACAGCGTGAAGGTATCGAAATTGCCAAAACCGAAGGAAAATACAAAGGTCGGAAGCCTGTTGAGACCACGGATAGGTTCTTTTTCGTGGCAAAGGCATGGTCGGAAGGAAATCTCGCCCTCAAGGACGCTATTGAGGAGTCGGGTATGTCCTCCTCCACCTTCTTCCGTAGGTGCAAACAGTATAATATTCACAAAGGAAGTAGTAAAAGTAGTTAAAAATCAATTTTTGCGTAAACTTTCGCCTTATGGGTGTCCTATAGGAAGAATTATACGAAAAATCAGAAGAACAACTACTTTTACTACTTTACATGGAGGATTTGGGTATGACGTATGTGTTCAAAACACCGTTTTCACACGTTGAGACGGTTTCGATGGTGGAAAAGACCATCACAGCCATAGGAGGTAAGTTCAAAAACGATGTTGGTAACTGGCGAGCGAAGGGATTTGCTACCGTTCTCTCCGCTACGGCGCAGTTTTTCTTCCATGAGAAGGAAAATGAATGCAGTGTCCGGGTGGTTTTCCGCAGACACCACACCGACAGTCGAAGATTTTGGAGAACCTTCGTTGAAAAATTAAATGAGCTTTACCCGGACGTAGATTTCGGTATCAATGCGAAGACACCGTATGAGCTGGTGGCGGTTCTGAACCTCACTGGCGATACCGAGCATGTCCACTTCTCTCGAACTTCCGGCGGAACATCGTTGGGCGGATTCCTCCTCGGAGGATTGGCTTTCGGCGCACCGGGAGCGATTGTCGGAGGAATGTCCGGCACTCAGAAAACAGTCGGTACGACCCGAACGGTGTATTCCGATAAGGTCAACGTCCGAATGCTGTGGAGTGACGGTCTCCTACAGGAACGACAGGTCGATAAGCGAGAGAATCTATATCATGAGATCATGAACATGATTTCATAACGTAACAGATACACGGCGCATGATTGCGAGAGCTACAAGCTCAAACAGTCATGCGCCTTTTCTTTTTGGAGGCATTATGGAGAAATTACTGCAAGCGATTTACAAAGTCGCACAAAAGAAACCCGACACCGGGGCATTTCAAGATATGCTTGATATATGCCAGGAAGCGAGCAAGACTGATGTTGCCCTCAGTCTGAAATACGGCAGATTGTTGTCTGAGGAATTGAGTCGTGTGATCCCTCGTACTGACGGAGAACTTATCACCAAACTGTACCAGCAACATAGAAACACATTGCGCTTCCTCGCCCCCAACGATTTTGACAGTTATATTCAGTTCATGGAGTGGGAACGAGACCCGAAGAAGAAATTCTACGCCCCTCGCCGCCCTGTTTTGAAAACTGCGGTCAAAGGTCTACAAGATTTGGAAGACGATGTTCTTGACATTCTCGGTATCAGTATGCCCCCCGGTACAGGTAAGACCACTCTCGCCCTGTTCTATCTGACGTGGATCGGCGGTAAGTACTCGGACGAACCTACTTTGACAGGTAGTCACAGTAATGCGTTTATCCGGGGAGCTTATGACGAATGTCTGAGAATGATGGACAAAGACGGTGAGTATCTATGGCGAGAGGTTTTCCCTACGGTCTCGATCAGCAACACCAACGCAAAGGACTGTCGTATAGATATTGGCAATCGAAAGCGTTTTGAGACATTGGAGTTTACCTCTATCGGTACTGGTAACGCTGGTCTGTATCGTGCCGCCCGACTGCTCTACTGTGATGACCTTGTGTCCGGCATTGAGGTTGCCATGAGCAAGGAACGTCTCGACAAGCTGTGGGAAATCTACACCACTGACCTTCGTCAGCGTAAGATCGGAGATCACTGCAAGGAGCTTCACATTGCTACTCGCTGGTCTGTTCATGATATTCTCGGAAGACTGGAAAGACAGTATGGCAATGATGATCGAGCGAGGTTCATCGTTCTTCCGGCTCTGAATGAAAATGACGAGTCCAATTTTGATTATGCCTACGGTGTCGGTTTTTCGACCAAGGCTTATCATGAGCAGAGAGACATTATGGACGATGTGTCATGGAGAGCTTTGTATCAGAACGAACCGATTGAGCGTGAGGGATTACTGTACTTGGAGGACGAGCTAAGACGGTATTATGAATTGCCCGATCAAGACCCGGACGCAATTATCGCAATCTGTGATACCAAGGACACAGGTAAAGACTACGGCTTTATGCCTGTAGCATATCTGTACGGAAGCGATTACTATATAGAAGACTGCGTGTGTACCAACGCTCTTGCCGAACTCACGGACGCTTGCTTGGCGGCAGTGTTGTTAAAAAATAAGGTGCAATCTTGCCGCTTTGAGAGTAACAGTGCCGGAGGAAGAATTGCGGACAAGGTTCACAATGAGGTCATTGCTCGTGGTGGTATCACGCATATTACGAAGCGATTTACAACAAGTAATAAAGAGACTCGTATCGTGGTGAACGCTGAATGGGTAAAACAGCACTGCTTGTTTAAGGATAAATCTCGGTACGCTAAGAAGTCTCAGTATGGGGACATGATAAATATGCTCTGCTCTTACACCATGACAGGTAAGAACAAACATGACGATGTACCCGATGGTATGGCTATGTTCGCTGAGTATGCTCAATCTCTAAGCGGACAAAAGGTGGAAGTATTCAAGAGACCGTGGTAATTCACATTTTGCACAGACTTATCCACAGTCAATTCGTAAAATAAGAATTAAAATTTGACAAACACGAATTATTGTGATACAATGGTAAGTGTAAAAGTGTAATAACACGAGTGGCGCATATTTGCGAGTAGGAAGACCCTACGAACAAGTATGCGCCATTTTATTTTTCAAGGAAGGAGGGTGACACATGGCGGAAGCTGAGATCATCGAGGGCGGTATGTTCGGACGCAAAGAGATTTTGACCTCCGTGGATAAGATCACGAAGGAAAATGTCGCAAGTGTTTTGAGCAAGGCTCTTATGGTTCACAACACCAATTCTGTTGCGATTGATTATCTCTATCGCTATATGCGAGGAGAACAGCCTATTCTCTCTCGCAAGAAAGATGTTCGCCCGGAAATTTGTAATAGAGTCGTAGAAAATCACGCAAGCGAGATCGTTCAATTCACTTCGGGTTATTTCCTCGGTGAACCTGTGACGTATGTCCGTAGAGGTGACAGCAATGCTTCCTCTGAGGAGATCAATGAACTGAATGACTTCATGTTCTATGAGGACAAAGCAAGCCACGACAAGGATATGGCAACATGGCTGGCGATTTGTGGTGTGGCATACCGAATGGTACTGCCGGACAAAGATTCGGTGTCCTCTCCCGATCAATCTCCCTTCGAGCTGGACACCCCCGATCCCCGACACACTTTCGTAGTGTATCACTCCGGATTCGGACACAAGAGGATCATGGGTGTTCGTGAGATCATGAGGACGCTCGGAAAAGAAAGCACCGAAACGCTCTACTGCGGTTACACCAAGGATCACTACTTTGAGGTGGCGAATGGTGTGGTTCGCAAGTGGGAAGCGCATACCCTCGGTGATATTCCTATTTTCGAGTATCGTTTGAACATGGCTCGCATGGGTTCTTTTGAACCAGCTCTGTCGCTGTTGGACGCTATCAACACCGTGGCTTCCAACCGCCTTGACGGTGTGGAACTGTTCGTGCAGAGCTTTGTTAAGTTCGTGAACTGCGATATTACCGCTGACGATTTCAAAGAACTGAAAGACCTCGGCGCAATTAAGATCAAATCCGTTGACGGTCAGACTGCGGACGTGGAAATCCTGTCCCAAGAGCTGAACCAAGAGCAGACACAAACGCTGGTGGATTATCTGTATCAACAGGTGCTTACCATTTGCGGTATGCCTACCACGACCAAAGGCGGAAGCTCTACTTCCGACACTGGTGCGGCGGTGTTCTTGAGAGACGGTTGGTCTCAGTGTGAAGCACGAGCAAGAGACACCGAGCTTCTTTTCAAGAAGTCCGAGAAGGAGTTCTTGAGACTGGTGCTTACGATCATTCGCACCTCGAAGGAGTTCAATCTTTCGTTGGCTGAGATTGAGTGCAAGTTTACTCGGAGACAGCATGACAATCTGCTCGTTAAGAGTCAAGCTCTGTTACAGCTCTTAGAAGCTGGCTTTGAACCGAGCCTTGCTATCGCTACTGTCGGCTTGGTAAACGATCCGATGGACGTTGCAAAGCAAAGCGAATTGTACTTGGAGAAGTGGAAACCGAAACCCACTGCCCCTACGGATAATAGCGGCGATAAGCCGCTCGAAATATCGGTGTCAGAGAAGACACCTAAAACAAACGCAAACGGTAGAGAAACCGAAAATCACAAAAATACGGAGAGAACCGACCAAACACAGGAGGAATAATCATGGCATTCGACTGGACAAAAATTGAAGGTTATCGTGAGGACATGACTGCTGACGAGAAGTTGGCACTGCTTGAGAACCACGAACCGAGCAAACCCACTGAACCCACTGCACCTACCGCACCCACTGAACCTACTACCCCTACTCCAAAGGACACTAAGGGGTATGTTCCCAAGGCTCAGTTCGACAAGCTGGCAAGCGAGCTTGCCGCCGCCAAGAAGAACCTTCGTTCCAAAATGACGGAGGACGAAGCACGAGAGGAAGAACGTCTCGCACGTCAGACCGCTATGGAACAGGAGCTTGAGACCCTTCGCAAAGAGAAGACGATCAGCACCTATAAGGCGAATTATCTTGGTTTGGGCTTCGAGGAAGCATTGGCTATCGAGACTGCCGAAGCTATGGCGGAAGGTGACATGGATCGTGTATTCGCCAACATGAAGAAACACGGTGACGCTCAGAAAAAGGCATGGACAGCCGAGGTTATGAAAAATACCCCTGCCCCTCCCGCCGGAGACGAAAATACCGCAAATCTCAAGAAGTTGGAGGAGACCAATAAGCTCCGCCGGAGCATGGGTCTTCCCGAAATCAAATTGTAAAGGAGACATGAAATATGGCTAATTCTATCGCACTGGCGCAGACTTATCTGCCCCTTCTGGACGAAGTTTACAAGGCTTCTTCCAAGACTGCCGTACTGGACGCTACTCAGGTTGAGATCGTCAACGGCAACACTATCAAGGTTTTCAAGACCTCTATGGACGGTCTTGGTAACTACAACCGCAACACTGGTTTCGCCAATGGTGACGTGACTGGCACTTGGGAGACCATGACTCTCTCCAAGGATCGTGGTCGTTCTTTCATCGTTGACCGCATGGATAACGAGGAGACCATTGGCATGGCTTTCGGTACTCTCGCTGGCGAGTTCATTCGCACCAAGGTTGCTCCCGAAATTGACGCTTACACCTTCGCAAAGATCGCTGGTACCAGTGGCATTCTCAGCGCAAATGCTGACGTTACCGTTGGTACTACCGATGTTCCCAGTCTGATCGACACTGCTGAAATGCAGATGAACGAAGCAGAAGTTCCCGGCGAGGGTCGTATTCTGTTCATTTCCGAGACTGCCTATGCTGGTCTTCGTGCCAAGATCGTCCGCACCGTTCAGAACGATGTGACTGGTATCAACAAGGACGTTGAGACCTACAACGGTATGCGCGTTATCCGTGTACCTCAGTCTCGCTTCTATACCGCTATCACTCTGTATGACGGTACTACCTCGGGTCAGACTGCTGGCGGTTTCGTAGGTGCTACTGGCGGCTACAAGATCAACTTCATGATCGTTCATCCTTCTGCTGTCAATAAGGTTGTGAAGCACGTTCTTCCTCGTATCTTCACTCCCGAACAGTATCAGAATGCGGACGCATGGAAGTTCGATTACCGTATCTATCATGATACTTTCGTCTATGATAACAAGACCAAGGGTATCTATATGCACCGTGGTTCTACCGCGCTGACCTAAGCAGGAGGTAATGAGCTATGGCTGAATGGAAGGACAAGAACGGTGTTCTCTGCGTTGGTCTGAGGGTCGATCCCAAGGCTAACAAGGCGAATAAGGGCGGTAAGAAGTCCGAACAGGGCGAGACTCCCGAACAGGGTGTCAAGCCGGAGCAGTCCGAACAGGGCGGCAACGAGAACGAGTAACCAAGGAGGTGTGACAACATGACTGATGTAGAAAAACTGACAGCTCTCAAGGCTGTAGTCGGTGGCTCTGATACTGACGAAGTGTTGTCCACCTACCTCGATCTTGCCGGGAGCAAGATTATCGCAAAAGCGTTTCCGTATGACGATGAAGCGAGTGTAGTCCCGGTTAAGTATCACTACCTACAGGTGGAAATCGCCGCCTATATGCTGAACAAGCGTGGTGCGGAGGGTCAGACCTCTCATACCGAGAACGGTATTACGAGACAGTATGAAAACGCTGACGTACCAGCTTCTATGCTCAAGGCGGTTACTCCCTACTGTGGGATAATCAGAGGTACGAAAGAATGAGGTGCATGGCTCGTAATAAGGTGACGTTCTTCTACGCTCTGTACGAAGAACGCACCCCAGTTGAGGACGAATACGGCAACTTGACTGGTGAGTACGAAGTAAAACACGGAAATCCGACTGAGGGCTATGCCAATATCTCTGCCGCAAAGGGTGAAACTCAGACACGGCAGTTCGGTGAGTCTGAGACCTATGACAAGGTAATTGTCATGGATAACGAAGCTCCTCCGATTGACGAATACTCAGTGCTTTGGGTCGATACCGTTCCCCAGCTCAATGAGGACGGTTCGTTGGCGGTGGACGAGGAAGGTAACGTGCTTACCCCTTATGACTACATCGTCAAGAAGGTTGCAAAGAGCTTGAATAACGTGTCGATTGCGATAAGCAAGGTGAACGTCAGTGGCTAAGAAGGTTATCAAGTTCGGATTATCGGAACGTGAGATCGACAGGGCTTTGAAAGAACTGGAACAGTACAAGCAAGACCTCATTCGTAAGACAGAAATTCTCCGTGAGAGGATTGCTGAGAGGATTGCAGACCAGTCCCGGAGCGGTTTTGCCGGAGCGATTGTAGACGATCTGTTGAAGGGCGGTCAGAGAACCGCCGAGGTCAACGTATCAGTCGAAGTCCGGGATAATATCTCGGTGATAATCGCAAGCGGCGAGGACGCAATTTGGGCTGAGTTTGGTGCTGGTGTGTATCACAACGGTTCAGTCGGAAGCTCCCCACACCCCAAAGGTGCGGAACTCGGTTTCACAATCGGCGGTTACGGTAAAGGCATGGGTAAAAAGGAGACTTGGGGCTTCTATGAAGACGGTGAGTTGCGCTTGACGCATGGCGCACCAGCGGTAATGCCTATGTACAATGCCGTGAAGACCGTATGTGCGGAAATCGCTGATATTGCAAGGGAGGTGTTCAAATGATTGACATGGAAAACGAGATTTTCAACGAAGTGTCTGAGAGAGTCCGGGCAAAGTACCCGAACATTTTCATGACAGGTGAGTATGTGAAGTCTCCCTCCTCTTTCCCTTGTGTATCACTTGTTGAAGCGGACAATGCGACATTCCGAAACTCGCAGACTTCCGATGGTAAAGAAAACCATGCGGCGGTCATGTACGAGCTGAATGTTTACTCCAACAAGACCAAAGGTAAAAAGGCAGAGTGTAAAGAGATCGTGGCTTTCATTGATGAAATACTCATGGAACTGAACTTCACTCGACTTATGCTCGAACCTGTACCTAACCAAGACGAAGCAACCATTTATCGAATGCTCGGACGCTACCGGGCAGTCATTTCAAAAAACAAAACGATTTATAGGAGGTAAACCGAAATGGCAATTTCTACCTACAAGGTTTTTCTTATGAAGAAGACCGAAAATGCTTATGAAAAGCTCGTTGACATTAAGGACTTCCCCGATTTGGGTGGTGCGCCGGAAATGTTGGAGACAACTACTCTTTCCGACAAAATGCAGACCTATATTCCGGGTATTCAGTCCCTTGACGCTCTCGCTTTCACTGCGAACTACACCAAGGAGGATTACACCAATCTCAAGGCTCTTGAGGGTGTAGAGAACGACTACGCTGTGTGGTTCGGCGGCACTGAGGAAGCTGGTGTCGTGACTCCTACTGGCACTGATGGCAAGTTCGAGTTCAAGGGTCAGCTTTCCGCTTATCCTGTGGGCGGCGGTGTGAATGAGGTAGTTGATATGAACATCACTATCGCTCCTTCCACTCCTATCACTATGGCAGAAGCGTAATCAAGAAATAACAGGAGGACAGACAAATGGCTAAACAGCTTATTTTTACTTTTGAAGACAAGGAGTACACGCTTGAGTTCAATCGCAGAACTGTGGCGGAAATGGAGAAGAAGGGGTTCATTGCTTCCGACATTACGGATAAGCCCATGAGTACCCTTCCGGCTCTGTTCGCCGGAGCGTTCCTTGCACATCACAGATTTGTGAAACCGGACGTAATCGAAAAAATTTATTCCAAACTTACCAAGAAGGAGGATTTGATCGGCAAGCTGGCTGAAATGTACAACGAACCGATCATGGCTCTCGTAGAAGAACCCGAGGAAGACAAGGGAAACGTGAACTGGACAGCAACTTGGTAAGTGACTTGCTGTCCTCCACTGAGGGGAGTGGTGGTGTAACTGCCACTGCTCCCCTCAAAACTTACACAGAGAAATTCCATGAGCTTTTTCCGTACTATCTGTCAATCGGTATGACCGAGGAGCAGTATTGGGACAGAGACAGCACACTTGTGGTGGCATACCGCAAGGCGGAAGAACTCAAAACCAACAGGAAAAATCAAGAAATGTGGCTACAGGGTGCGTATGTATACGAAGCTCTGTGCCGGGTATCTCCTCTCCTTCATGCGTTCGCCAAGAAGGGAACGAAACCTGTACCTTATATCGCTGAACCGTTTGCTATCACTGAGAAACAGGCGGAATACAGACAGGAGGAAAAGGAAAAGAAGAACTTCGATAAGGGCAAAACGATGATGGAAGGATTCATGATACGACACAACAAAAAGTTTGAAGGGAAGTGAGAACCATGTCTACTACAATCGAACAGTTAGAGGTTGAGGTACAATCCAGTGCCACGTCAGCCGTAAGTGGTATAGACGCTCTTGCTTCTTCTCTTGGTAAGTTGAAGACCGCTGTCAAAGGCGGTGTCGGCTTGACTTCTGTTGCGAAACAGCTCACCACACTGAACACTGCTTTGAGCAGTGTCAGTGCTGGTAATGCCGAAAATCTGAATAAACTTGCCAACGGATTAAAGACGCTTTCTTCCTGTGGAAGTCTCAAGCTGTCTTCCTCTGTGGCAACGCAGATCACGAACATCGGCTCTGCGATTCAGTCCTTAAATGGCACAAATTTTGGTGCGCTCAATTCCCTTGCTAATGCTCTCACTCCTTTGGCGAACATCGGCAAGTCGAATTTGAACAGCTTTATCTCTCAGTTGCAGAGATTACCGCAAGCGGTACAAGCTCTCAACTCCGTGAACATCGGTAGTTTGGGTACTCAGATTTCCCAGCTCGTGTCGGCATTGACACCGCTCACACAGATGGGTAAGAACAACCTCACTTCCTTTATCACGCAGTTGCAGAAGTTACCACAGGTAATGACCGCTCTCAGATCGGTTGACATGGGTGCGCTGGCTTCTCAGATTCAGCAGTTGGCGAATGCCCTTGCTCCTCTTGCAACGCAAATGCAGTCTATCGCAAACGGCTTCTCCGCTTTCCCGGCGAGAATCCAGCGATTGATTAGAAGCACTAACAACCTCACCACTGCCAACAACGGTGCGTCCATGAGTTATGCGAACCTTGCGGCGAAAATCGGTATTGCCGTAGTCGCAATGAAGCGTATCGCAAGCGTTATCGCTGGCTGGATTACTGAATCCAACAAGTACATCGAGAACTTGAACCTGTTCACGGTGTCTATGGGCGAGTATGCGAACGAAGCTCAGAAGTACGCTGAGACCGTTGCTGAGATCATGGGTATCGACCCCGGCGAGTGGTTGAGAAATCAAGGTATTTTCATGACGCTTGCGACTGGTTTTGGTGTTGTGAGTGACAGAGCGTACACCATGAGTCAGAACTTGACTCAGCTTGGTTACGACCTCTCCTCCTTCTTCAATATCAGTTACGAAGACGCTTTCCAAAAGCTACAGTCGGGTATCTCCGGCGAGCTTGAACCTCTCCGTAGGCTTGGTTTCGACCTGTCTGTGGCGAGACTGCAACAGGAAGCTCTTAACCTCGGCATTCAGAAAAATGTCAACCTCATGACACAGGCTGAGAAAGCGGAACTGAGATACTACGCTATCATGACACAGGTCACTACCGCTCAAGGCGATATGGCTCGTACACTGGAAGCTCCGGCTAACCAGCTTCGTGTCTTGAAAGCACAGGTTACACAGTGCGCTCGTTCTTTGGGTAACATCTTTATCCCTGTTCTGAACGCTGTGTTGCCTTATGCGATTGCTCTCGCAAAGGCTATCCGTTTGGTGGCTGACGCAATCGCAAGCCTTTTCGGATTTGCTCTGCCGGAAGTTGATTATAGCGGTATCAGTAGTGCCGCTGGCGGTGTCGGTGACATTGCAGACGGTCTCGGTGACGCAACCGACAAGGCGAAGGAGTTGAAAAACGCTCTCCTCGGCATTGATGAACTGAACATCATTTCTCCGCCCGAAGATTCGTCCGGCGGCGGTGCTGGTGGTGTCGGTGGCGGAGGTGGCGGTCTCGGCTTCGAGCTTCCTACTTATGACTTCCTCGGTGACGCTGTGAACAGCAAGGTCGAAGAAATCCTCAAGAAAATGAAGGAATGGCTCGGTCTTACTGAGGACATTGACACATGGAGCGAGTTCTTCCATACGAGACTCGGCAGAATCCTTACTACCGTGGGTGCTATTGCTCTCGGTCTCGCAACGTGGAAGATTTCTCAGAGCGTTCTCACTGGCATTCAAGGTCTGTTGGCTTTGAAGAAAGCCGGATTGGGTAATGGTTTGACACTCTCCATCGGTCTGAGCTTTTCCATTGCTGGTATCGCACTGGAAGCGGCTGGTATCATTGACGCTATTCAGAACGAACTCAACGGAATGAACTTCGCTCAGATTCTTGGCGGCGGTAGTTTCATCACAATCGGCGGTGCTTTCATCGGCAAGGCGGTTGCTGGCTGGATTACCTCTGCTTTCAGCGGAAGTGCTGTTGCTACAGCTCTCTCCACGGCGGCAACAAACTTGGGTCTCGGTACTGCAACGGCGGCTGGTGCGGCTTTGGGTGCTGGTATCGGCGGTATTATCGCTGGTATTCCGGCATACATCACTGGCATTTATGACGCTATCAAAAACGGTATTGACTGGCTGAGTTCTGCGCTTATCGGTGCTGGTGCTACGGCGGCTGGTGCTGGTATCGGTGCTATCATCGGTGCTTGTGGAGGTCCGATAGGAGCTGGTATCGGTGCATTGATCGGTCTCGCAGTCGGCTTGGTGACTGACGGTATCATTCTCGTAGTTCAGAAATGGGACGTAATTGTCGAGTTCCTTGACAATTTCTTTACAAAGACCATTCCGGGACTGTGGAGTGACTTCACCACTTGGCTCGGCAAGATTCCGAAACAGCTCGAAAAATTCTTCAAGTCGTTGCCCGGAAAAATTGAAGACTGGTTCGATGATCTGTGGCAACCGATTAAAGATTATGACTGGAACTCTCTCGGCTATAACATCGGACAGTGGTTCGGTAATGCTTGGAAGACCGCAGTCAACTTCGTAACCGTAACGATTCCGACATGGTTCACTAATATGTGGAACAGTATCAAGTCTGCTTTCAAGCAGTTCTTCACTGTGACGCTTCCTACCTTCTTCACACAGACGATTCCGAATGTGGTAACGAAGGTGGCGGAATTTTTCAAGGCACTGCCCGGAAAAATCTACAATGCGTTCATTTCCGCAAAACAGTCCATTGTCGATATTGGCTCGGCTATAATTGATGGTATTTGGGAAGGTCTACAGTCCATTTGGAAAGCTATCACGGATTTCGTAGATGGTTTTGTACAGGGTTTCAAGGACGCACTCGGTATTCATTCTCCTTCCACCGTCTTCAAGGCGATTGGTGAGGACATTGTAGCCGGATTGTTACAGGGTATCGAAGGTTTCACCAATATGATGAACACCGTTAAGGAATGGGGCGCAAGCGTCATTGAGTGGTTCACTAAGGGTGAAGACGGTAAGAACATCGTAGATCATTTCAAAGAAATCGGCGGTAACATCATCGGCGGTTTCAAGGATAAGATCAGCACGACCTACACCAACGTGAAGACCAGTGTCACCACTTGGGCTTCCAAAGTGAAGGAGTGGTTCACGAACAGCTCCTTCGGCGGTATCAATCGTGAGTCTTTCGCAACCTTCGCAAACAACACCATCGAAGGATTCAAGACGAAGGTAAGCACCGCTTACACCAACGTCAAGACTTCTATCACTACATGGGCTGCCAACGGCAAGAGCTGGTTCAGCGGTACGGCTTCTTCCAGTGCTTTTGCTGGCTATGCGAATGACAT